TTCGGGTCGATACCGGCAATCTTCATGTTGTTCCCTCGCTAAAAGGAAAGAGAGGCGGGGCCGGCACCGGGGCCGGCACCGCATGTCTGGTCGTGTAGGCCAGAGAAACCGGCCTCAAGGGCCGGGGAGTCGTCTTACGAACGGCTCACGATGGGTTCCGTGACGTTACACTTGCCGGTCACGGAGAGGGTGGCGTCCTTGAAGTTGACTTCGCGGGTCTCCGAGCGGAAGTCGGGGAAGAGCGTGGTTTCGCCCTGGCTGGTGCCACAAGGCGGAACGTGCTCGACTTCCAACGCCACGGCGTAGGGTTCGCACGGGTCGGCGGCGTAGCTGATCCACTCCGAAGCCGCCCCGATCCCCTTCAGCGCGTCCATCGGGCTGATGTTCTCGCTGGTGCCGGTGGTGATGTGCTCGTACACGCTGTCCCACTTCACGTCCATCGGGACTTCCTTGCCCTGCTTCACCGTGTCCAAGTTGTCACGGTCGAGCAGGTAGTCGTACTCGTTGTGCTCGGTGTAGGTGATGTTCCCGTCACCGATCTTCACTTCGAGTTGCTGCGGCAGGAAGGTGATTTCGGCGCTGGCACTGTAGGTGCCGGCACCCAGCGCGGGGCTGAACGTGATTTCCGTGGTCGTGTCCGACCCGGCCGCCGCGATGCCCTCTTGCGTGGTCGCCACGTCCACATCGGTGTCGCCGCCGGTGAGGGCGCTGCCGTCACCGACGAGCAAGGCACGCGGGGCCAGCCCCAGAGCGCCCTTGAACTCGACAACCCAGGCCGTAGGGCCGGGGCCGCCGGTGACATCCCAGTCACTCGTCGTGTAGCCGTCGTCCATCGCCACCAAAGCTGCCTTGACATCGGCGGCCGAGGCGTTGTAGGCGATTTCGCCCGTCGTGTTGCCTCCCCACGTCAGGTGGAGGTGGCCGCCGGCCGAAGCACCGTCAATCGTCACCGACTGCTTGGCGTTCTGACCAGCCCCGCCCTGGACTCGGGCCGTGACGACGTGGACCGCATCGGCATCCGTCTCACCGTCGATGGTGAATCGTGCGCCCACGGGCACCTTTGCGGTGTGCCCGCCGGCCGCCGGGGGAATACTGACGTTCGTAACCTTGCAAGTCGTGTCGCCCTCGACCACCGGGGTGGCCGGAAGGGTCTTGTTGGCGTCCGCAACGCAGGGAAGGGTATCGGGATTCGCCCCGAGGCCATCCTTGATGCGAACGGTGCAATCGCGCAATTCAATGCGAGCCATGTTCGGTATCTCCTGTTTACTGATTGGTGGATAGTTCCATCCGATAGCGAGCGTCTACCATCGACTGCTTGATCCGGTCGGTCGGAGTGATTTGCCCAAAGTGCATGACGCGGATGGCGTCGTTACGGCCTTGAACCGGCGAGAGACAGCCAACAAGCGCGTGCTCGTCGTCTCCCACCTGATTTCCGTACTTGAAAATGGCGATGGCTCCGTCCATCGCCTCATGGAACACGCCGATCTTTTGCATCACGGCGTATTGGTTCTTTTCCTCTTCGTAGCGGCTGAGAAACAGCACGTTCACGAGCACTTCGATCTGGAAGTAGTTGTGGCTTAGCTCCTTCGTGAACGGCCCCGTGATGCGGATTTCGCAGCGATCCGACGCTTCCATGACCGTCGTGGTCCGGTCGTCCAGACCTTCGACCAGAGCGGCAAGCTGCTGCTGTTGCGCAACTTGCTTGAGGTAAGTGGCTACGGATGCGAACACCCAGCGCGCCCAGTTGGGGTTGGCCGGCATACTAGGTCTCCTCTCCGGCGGCAGAAGTCAAGGCGACCGTGTTGCTCGCCGTGAGATCGACGATTGATCCTTCCACGCCCGCCGACTCGCCGGGCATTTCCTTGCCGGTGATGATGTACGCCGTCTCGAACTCGTACTCTTCGTAGTTGTCGATGGCGTACTTGCGGCCGTTGTAGGTCAGCCAATCCGTCTTGTGCAACGTGAGGCTCGGGCAGTCGCGGTGGTCGATAATGAACATCCGCTTCCCCGACTCGAAGCCACCGCCCGTGACCATTTGCTTGTTCGCGGAGATCAGCGAAATCGACTGCTTCACTTCGCGGCTGATCGCCACGGGCAGAATGACGGCCCGCTGGATGCGGGTTGCCGTCTTCGTCCGGCTCACGTCGCCGGTCTTCGTATCCGTATTCACCGTCCCGTTCTGGTAGACGATGATTGCGCCGCCATACTGCCGCTTCAGCGCGTACAGCACACGTCGAATGTGCTGGTTCAGGCTGTAGTTGGCAGGGTAGGTCATGCGCCGTCTCGCTTATACTTGTGCAAGCAGTCCGGCCGCCAAGGGCACTCGAACCGCTCGTCGAGGGCCTTTTCCAATCGCTCCATCATCAAGGTGTTCTGGGCAATCACATCCGCACACCTTTCTTCTGTGGCGCAGCCAGTTATGTGGCCTAGCGCGTTCCTTCGGCCGAATTGCAGCGTTTAGCCCGTTTTCTGCGCCACATAATTTTGGCGTTACGCTATGGGGAGAAGGTCCCGTTTCCCCTTTCTCCCCGGAGGTGCGACTATGTTCGATCAGATTTTCGAGGTTCCCGGTGTTGTGGCGCGCTACCGCAAAGGTCCAATGCTGGAAGAGCGCCTTGCCTTCCTGACACATCTCGCAGGCCAGGGCTACACCCGGAAGGGCTTGCGGGGGTGGGCGCGGGGCCTGCTCGCGATTGCAAAGATGCGTGGATTGGCCAGCCGAAAGGCCCTGACTCTCAACGAAGTCAAACGCAAGGCTGCCAAGCGGCATGACCTCTATCGAGTTGCCGTCCGATGGCTCCAATTCATGGGGCGTCTGCAACAGCGTCCCGCCCCGTTGACTCCCTGGGCGAAGAAGATCAAAGCGTTCGCTGATTACATGGAGCATGAAGCGGAACTGTCGCCCGCGACCATTTGTACCCGTTGCTCGCAGGTCAGGCAGTTCGTCAAGCAACTGCGTGTCCAAGGTGGTTCTTTGCACGCGATCACTCCTCATCGGATCGACACGGCGTTTCAGAAGATGCTCGAACCAGGAGGTTATTCGCGGCGGACGATTCAAAGCTGGGCCACCGATCTGCGGGCTTTCTTTCGGTTTGCGGAAGCACGCGGCTGGTGCCGCAAAGGGTTGGCGGGGTCCATTCGCGCTCCGCGAGTCTTCTCGCAAGCATCGGTGCCGCTCGGGCCATCGTGGGACGACGTGCGGCGGCTGCTCGCCACGACCGAAGGGGACGAGCCGCGCGACATCCGTAACCGGCCAATCCTGATGCTTCTGGCCATCTACGGCCTCCGGCGTGGGGAGGTGAACGGCCTGCGGCTGGATGATTTCGACTGGGAGCATGAAGTGCTCCGCGTCGTATCTTCCAAGTCGGGGCGGGTCCGAACCTATCCGCTGACGCGATCCGTCGGCGATGCCATCCTGCGTTACCTGCAAGAGGTGCGACCGCAATCCGCGCATCGGGAATTGTTCTTGTCACTGAGGGCTCCTCTCCGCCCGCTGAACCCAAGTTCGCTTTGGGAGGTGGTCGGCGAGCGGTTGCGATCCATAGACGTGTCGCTTCCACACCACGGTCCTCATGCCTTGCGTCATGCCTGCGCCACGCAATTGCTGGCCGCTGGTCTATCGCTGAAGGAGATTGGCGATCAACTGGGGCACACCGACCCCAACAGCACGCGGATTTATGCCAAAGTCGATCTTGCCGGCCTCCGTGAAGTGGCCGATCTCGACATGGGAGGTGTCCTATGAACCTCCAACGGCTGATCGAACAGTACATTTCCTTGCGTCAGTCGCTTGGAACGCCATTCGTCGATGATGCGAAGGTTCTTCGGGCCTTCGGCCGTGCCCGTGGCGCACGAGCCAGCATTGGCGGCGTTCGCGTTAAGCACGTGGACGCTTTCCTCGGCAAAGCCAGGCCCGTAACCGAAACCTGGTTCAGCAAGTTGAGCCGCCTGCGAGGCTTCCTCCAATACGCCGTGAGCCGTGGCTACATCACCACAGCCCCTCTTCCGACCGTCATGCCGAAGCAGCCGCCGGCATTCGTTCCCTACATCTACACGCAGGAAGAACTTCGTCGCATTCTCCAAGCAATTAAGCTTCTTTCGCGTAAAAATCGTGTCTTTGAACCAGCGACGATCCGCACGATGATACTGCTGTACTACGGGGCCGGCTTGCGCCTGAGCGAGGCAATACACCTGACTCGCGCCGACGTGGATTTGAACAAGTCCATCCTGACGATTCGGAACACGAAGTTCGGCAAGACGCGATTGGTTCCCGTGGGACCGCAACTGAGGCAGGTCTTGGCTGAGTACGACCGCACGCGGCCGAAGCGACGACCCGCTGACGCCCCCTTTTTCGCAACCGTAAAGGGTGGCCCCATCCGCACGAAAATGCTCCATTGGAACTTCCGACTTCTGCGCGACCTCACGGGCATCCGCCGAACTGACGTGCGCCAGCAGCCGCGAATTCACGACCTGCGCCACACGTTCGCTGTTCACCGTCTCACCTCCTGGTACAAGCAGGGTGCCGACGTACAGCGACTCCTGCACCAACTGTCGGTCTATCTGGGTCACGCCCATTTGCAGGACACGCAGGTGTACTTGAGCATGACGCCCGAGCTTCTCCGCGAAGCCAGCCAGCGCTTCGAGCGCTACGCCTGGAAGGAGGGACGCCATGCGTAACACCGATTTGCTTGGCCCCTGGGTCCGCCGGTTCTTGTTGGAGCACCTCGTTGCGGAGCGGAACCTCGCCCGCAACACGCAGGTGAGCTACCGGGATGCGTTGCGGCAATTTCTGCCGTTCATAGCTCGCGCCGCCCATCGACGGATCGAAGGGCTTCGGGTGGAGGACGTTTCGCCGGCGCGCACCCGCGCTTTTCTTCAAGATTTGGAGAAAACTCGCGGCTGCGGGATCGCCACGCGAAATCAGCGCCTCGCGGCGATCCATTCCTTGGCGCGATTCATCGGTCGGTGCAACCCGGAGCACCTGGAATGGTCTCGTCAAATTCAGACCATCGCGTCGAAGAAAGTCGCGCGCCCACTGATCGGATACTTGGAGAAGGACGAACTGGATGCGTTGCTGAAAGCGCCCAATCAACGCACTGCCCAAGGTCGTCGAGACTACGCGGTCCTCCTGTTCCTGTACAACACCGGCGCGAGGGCCGACGAGGTGGCCCAGGCGCGGATCGGCGATCTCGAATTCGGTGCCGCACCTCGCCGCGACGGCTCGGCCGTTGTCCTGCGCGGCAAGGGAAACAAGCGCCGCCGCTGTCCGCTGTGGCCGAAGACCGTTGAGGAATTGCGGCCTCTCGTCGGCGGTCGAGCCGCATCGGAGCATGTCTTCCTCAACCGCCGTGGGCAACCGCTGACGCGATTCGGGGTCCATGCGCTGGTCGAACGCCACGCTGCTCGCACGGCAGCGAAACTGCCGTCCCTGGCGAAGAAACGTGGAAGTCCCCGCACGATTCGCCACACGACCGCGACCCACCTGCTTCGAGCCGGCGTGGACATCAACACGATTCGAGCGTGGCTGGGTCATGTATCCCTCAACACGACCAACGTGTATGCGGAGGTCGATCTGGAAATGAAGGCCAAAGCACTTGTGAAGTGCGAGATCAAGGGCGGCAAGCCGAAGAAACCGTGGCGCAAGAATCCCGGACTCATGGAGTTCCTGCGAAGCCTGTAGGGCGAAAATTATGTGGCGTCCAGCACAGCACCGATCCATGAAATCGCGAGCAACTCGTGCTGGACGCCACATAACTGACTGCGCCACAGAAGAACGGTTATGTGGTGGACCACATAAACGCTCCACCAAGGGCAGAAGGACTTCCCGCTGCTCGTCTTCAAGGGTCTCGATCCGTGCAGCCAACCGGTCCTCCCGGCGATAGTCCCGCCAGAGGAAGAAGATCACGGCAATCAACAGCGGCCCGAACTGCTTGAGCAGCCACATCAGGTCCATGAAGTCATCCATGGTGGGTACCTCGACAGCGTGGGAGAGCGGGCGGGCGGAACAAGAGGTGGGAAGGGACGCCCGGCGCGGCGCGGACCGCGCCGGGCAATCCCCAGAAGACGTGAGGCTGATTAGCCTTGGAGCACAACGGCCAGGTTCGGATCGAGAACCGCCACGCCGGCCAGGATGTCCATGTTGACGACCGTGCCCTGCTTGATGCTGTTGAATTGCATCGTCACCCGCATGGCGATGTCGTTGTAGGACGCCACGGCGGCCATCACGCCCATCGACTGGTTGGGCAGCGCCAGCGGCCGGGTCACCAGGGCCAGGGCGTCGCGGTGGAACGCCAGGTTCATCGCGCCGGCCGGACCGGGGAAGGCCAGGTCGTTGTCGGCCAGGGCGGCATCCAGCGGGCGGTCGAGCCAGATGACCCGGTCGGCGCCGGACGCCTCGGACTCGATTACCGTGTAGGTGTGGCGGCTGCCGCCGGTGCCGAACGAGACGAGTTGCCCGATCTGAAGCGGTTGGGTAAAGCCGTCGATCGTGATGCCCTTGGTGTAGGCGGCCGAGTAGGCGCCCTGGACGCTTTGAGCCTTGTACACGGTGATCGCCGCGCCGGCCCCGGTGGCGAACTTGTTCGCCTCCTGAAGGGTTACGGCCGTGGTGTCGCCCGCGGCAACGGTGGCTGCGGTGACGTAGGTGGGCTGGTTGTTACCCTCGACCACGGCGTATTCTCCGGCCTGCACCTCGTAGCCGGTGATGGCCACCGCCTGCGAGCCGGTCGCGCCGATCCCTGCGGCGTTAGTCACCGTGCCGGTGGCCACGTCGGACGTACCGGGTGCGATGTCGTTGACGTTCTGGTCCATCCAGGTGTCAAAACCCAGGATTCGGCCCAGGCGAGCGTTTTCTAGCGCCGTTCCGCCGTCGCCCCGCTGGTCGGCCGCGATGAACAGCTCGTTCTTGAGCAATGCCGTCTCGCTGGCCGAGCCGAGCACCAGGTTCCGCCCGGTGACCGGGGCCTTGTTGTCGTTGAGCACTTTGCGGGATTCGAGCAGGTAGTTCTTCGAGTTCGTCTCGTCGAGGTTCAATAGCCGCCCGACGCGCCCCAACGGACCGGCCAGGAACTGGTGGACCCGGCCCAAGACCGCGCGATCGACCGAGCGGGCGATGACCTGCATGGCGGGCACCATGTAGATCGTCACCAATTCCTGGAACGACTTGCTGGCCTCGCCGTCCTTGATCACGAACGAATTGTAGATGTGCTGATTGAGTACGACTTGGACGTTGGTCGAGCGGGCGTCTTGCGTCTCGACGTCGTCGTCATCCGTCTTGCGGCGGATCTTGAAACTGGCCGGCTGCCGGGTGTTGACCACGTCGCCGAACTCGGCGATTTCGTCCTCGAAGTCGCGGTGGACCATCGAGGCGGCCACCATGTTTTCTTCGAGAAGTGCCAGGCCCTCGTGCGCCCACCGCTCGGGAATGTAGGCGTCGTTGTCGTTGGCGTAGCACGTCGCAACGGCCGGGGAGAGGTAGAGAGGATTCATCGTGAAATGGTCTCCGCAGTGGATGTGTGATTTTCTTACAGCCTACGCAGCACGATCCCCTGACGTAGATTAACGGCCCCGCTTGGACTTCAATCCGAGAAGCTCAGGGTTCTTCTCGCGGATCTCGCGGTACTGCGTGGGTGACAGTTTCCGCACGTCGATCTGGCCATTCGCGCCCGGTGCCAGGCCACCGGTAGCCGAGTTGCCGCCGATGCCGCTGACGACGCCGGACTTGAAGAGGTTTCCGTAGAGTTCGGGCAGTTCCTTCATCCGCTTGACCGCGTCTTCGGGGGTCCGCCGGGTCATCACCGGCTCGCCCGTGTCGGGATCCCTGTCGGGAAAATCCACCATGGGGGCGAATTCGCCGACCCCCTGGCCCTTCTCGCCCGTCTTCTCGACCATTTTGGTCTGCGGCTTTAGTAGCGTAACGATCTGCGAGGGGCTGAAGGATTCATACGCGACCGCGGCGTCCTGCAAGGATCGCTCGATCGTCGAGCCGGTATACCGCTGCTGCCAAAGTTCCGCACGTTTCTCGACTTCCGCCAGACGCTCTTGGTACTCTTCCTCCAGCTTCTTCCGCTCGTGGGCGGCCTGCTGTTCCTTGGTGCGGTACTGGGCCCGGAGGTTTTCCAGCGATTCTTCCAACTTCTTGCGCTCTCCCTTGCTGAGGCTCTGGTTTTCGAGGAGTTGTTGGTAAGACGTCTCCAGCGTCTCGTACTTCTTGAGGTGCTTGCGGCGGTCGTCCGCCAGGAACTTGTTGAGTTCCTCCTGCGTGAACGTCCGCTGCCCGGCGTCCTGGGCGCCACGGTCGCCGCCCGGGCGATCCTCGACCGCCGCTTGATCGTCGGCCTGGGCGGTGTCGTCGGTCCGCGTTTCGTCGTCACGGCCACCGTCGTCGTCGCCTTCGTTGTCGTAGCAGGTCGCACAGGGAGTGGAGAGGTACAGGTCGCACAACATGGTCCAGCGTCCTTTCTTCAGGAAACCCTACTCAGTCGTATGGCGTC